CTTTGCCTTGTTCCTTGCGGATATAGCTTTAGCTTTTGCCTTTGCGTCAGCCTTGGAGTTTGCACCCCATGCCTTTAGCGAAAGAAGCAGTCTCGTTGGTTCACCATTCTTGAACTCAGGGCCATCCATGTTGCCCATTCGAGCCAAGAAACTTGCTCTGCGGGGATTATCCCCTGATTTGACAGGAGGCTTTAAGTCCCCGCCAGTTGCCGCATTATAAGATGATCTGCCCTTGGCATTCAAGCCGCCTTTTGGATTTTGACCAGCTTTTGTTTGCCAAACAGGAGATTTCATCTACTTCACCTTTTTAACCTTCTTTGCAGTCTTTGCAGCTTGTTTAAAGTCGGCGGCAGTAGGCGCACCCTTGGCCCCTACCTTCCGCATCTTCTCACCAGAACCTTCAGCTATACGCTTACGCTTTGCTGCGATGTTGGAATAAAGTCCAGGTTTCATTTCTTGGCCTTCTTCTTAGGCTTTGCCATGCCAGCTTCAGACAAAGCAATGGCAATTGCTTGCTTGCGGGAAGTCACTTCTGGCCCCTTTTTAGACCCAGAATGCAGAGTGCCCTCTTTGTACTCACGCATGACTTTGCCGACCTTTTTAGCCGCTTTGGTCATTTTCATGGCGTTTCCTTAGTAGAGAATCTTGGCAATGATGGTTCCAGATGTGTAGGCGGTGCAATTTGCCCTCAAATACTTTGGAGCATTAGCTAGGGTGACAAAGCCATCAGCAGTCAAGGCAGTGCCAATCGTGCTAAAGGTTGTGCCATCAAGACTGCCCTGCAAAGCAACAGTGGCGGTTGTGATGCCTGTGACATGAAGGATTGCTGGCAAACCAGCATCCACTTGAACGGCCTTAGATGCGCCAGTTGCAGTAACAGAACTTAGCAAAGTGATGGGAGCGGTTAAAGATGACATTATTTACCTCTTGAAGATTTCTTCATCATGTTGGTGGCAGTGCGCTGACCATTTTTAGGGAGCATCTTAGGTTTCCCAATAGCCACCATAATAGTGACGGGAACACCTTTTTTCTTTGAAGCAGTCTTTGACTCTTTCGTTGGCTTGCCGTACATCATGCTTTTTCCTTGGTTATTGGCCCACCAGACTTCCAGGCATCACAGGTGCGGGCCGCAGCACAGGTGAATTGAAACAGATCACAGTATCCCAGGTTAGCTGCCTTGACAAAGTTTTCGTCATAGGACAACTCACCCTCGTTTTCATCCTTTTCCAGACCAGATTTGATGCACTCCATCATCTTAGGAGTCTGAATGAAAGCGGCACAGTTCCCACACAACATACCCTTAATGGTAGAGGTGGGAGAGTTATACATCTTGGCCTTTTTTAGCCAGAAAGCGTCATTTGCTTCATCAGGGTTGGGTGGGCCATAGCCAAACTTCTGGAATGCGTTATTCCTGTTTTTCAGGTTAACAGTCACATCCTGAGTGGCAATAGGGCAAGACTTGCCTGATAGCAAACCTTTCATTTGAACAGCCTCTCACCAACATAGGTAAGTATGCCGCCAACAGTGGAAGCGATGGTCATTCCCATCCAGAATCCACCTTTACTCTTGTTTGCCAACTCAAGCAAAGCCTTCACATCTTTGCTCAAAGAATGAACTTCATTCTGGAGAGCCTCAACTTGGGCCTCCAGCTTTCCAAAATCTCTAGCGTCTATATCAGACATTTGCAACTTTCCTTGGGCGACCCATGCGCCGTACAACTGGCGGCGTGAAAGCAGTGTCTGTTCTCACGGCATTGGCATCATACGCATCAGGTTCCTTTTCTTGCTCGTCAATACGAACATAACCTTGATGACCCTTCATTGAGTCAATGTCATGTTGCAAGGTAAAACTTACTGTGTTACCAGACTGAAGACAGCGAAAAGTTGCCATTGATTAACTCCAAAACAAAGAAAGGGGGGACGAACCCCCCAATCTTTAAACTACAGCACGACCAATTACAAGTTGCATATTGGTTGAATCTAAGTTGATAGACCCTGCTGTGGGATTGTAGGTAACGATAGTCACTGTGTCAGCGGCTGAAACATAGGCACGGCGAACCAAGCCTGCTTCACTCACTTTGATTGACATACCAAGCACCATATCACCCAAAACAACGCCTGGAACAGTTACTGTGTCAGTAGCCGTAGCAGTAGTAGCGATTGAAGCGCTATCTAGCGTACAAGAAACATCCCAAGTATCTGAAAAAAGACCACGAAACTGGTCATTGCCCCTACGGGAAACAACTGCGGTTGCTGCTGCCATTTGATTTCTCCTAATTAGGTTAAAAAAGTCCCCCCACCACTAGGGCAGGGGGCGCAACTGCAATTAGGAAGGCACAACCAGGGCGAACATGGATGCGGCATTCGGATCAGTGCCAGTGGTAGAAGTGCGGAGAGCCTTCACACCATAGAGCGTGTCCGAAGTGAACAGCGTACCCAGGTACTCTTGTTTGTACTGAGTTTGTGAACGAATGCCCACTTGCTCAACCAAAACCATAGAGTCTTTGTGACCCATCAAGCAAACACGGGCGATTGCAGTGCCAGATGCGGGGAAAGTCGCAGTGGCAGATGCAGAGTCAGCGTTGCTAGAAGTGAACACAGGGATGCCGTACAGGTTACCGATCTCACCATTGCGGATAGCGTTACCATCACCCACAAAGGCTTGCTCAGTGTAACGAGCCAAACCCATCAGCGTATTGCGGCTGGACGGGGGGATGATGAAGAAGCGACCATCCATAGGAGTGTCGTTGTCATCCAAACGCTGAATGGTGCGGCGAATTGCAGCATCAGTCAGAGCAGAGGCGTTACCAGTGTTGGTGTTAGCCGTATAGTCGAAGGCAGTCGTGCCATCGCCACCGATGTAGCCACCAGCATAACGAGCGTTGTCAGCAGTACCGCCGTTGGCAGAACGACCCAACTGGATCAAGTCAGTATCGACTTGTTTAGCCAGGGCATAACCAGCATCATTGGTGTAGAACTGACGCAAGCTGTTCAGGGCTTGAGCCTCAACAATGTCTTCAATCAAGCGGCTATATTCATAGTGCTTGTTGATCGACACTTGAACTTCAGTCTCAGTAGATGCAATCAGCGTCACTGCGGTAGAAGCGGCCTTGGCAGAAGCAGAACCACGATAAGGTGCAGGAATGTGAACAGTGTCACCTTTCTTGCCCTTGAAGTTCATCTTCATAACCAAATTTGCCAGCACCAAGTTTTTCTTGTATGCGGCAACAATTTCATCACTCCAAATTTCAGGAATGAATGTAGCGGCGGTAGTCGTGGTTACCGCAGGGGTAGGAAATGCCATGATGTTTCTCCTTAGAAACGAAAGTTAAGTTACTTGACCCGGCCTTCAGAATACGCTGCAAGAATTTCATCATTCAGTGCCTCGTATCTAGCTGGATCGGTCATCTTCAGCCGAATCAGGTCAGCCCGTCTGTAAACCCTCTTTGAACTCTCACCAGTTCCACCAACATCCACTTGTGCGGCCTTCATGCTCTGCTTCCTGGCGGTTTCACCCGCTTGCTCAGTCTGCTTTGACTTGACACCACGCAACTGCTTGTAAGTAGACAGCAACTCATTCGCACTATCGTAATCGAACTCACCATCAGCTTTTGCATACAGACCAAGGCGAATAGGCGAGGATTTCACCCAATTCACAAAGTCCTGATCTTGAGCAATCTGAGTGTAGTCAGGATGCTCTTGCCCTAGCTTTTGCTGAATCTGCATCCTTTTGAAATCTACCCCCGCTTGACGGGCGGCGAGAACATCAGGATGGTTATCAATAGTCTTTTGAACTGCCTTCTGTGGATTTTCAAAGAAATCTACTTCAGGTTCTTCCTCTTTAATAGGTTGCTGTCGTGAACTGAGGTTCTGCTTAATGAGTTCATCAGCGAGTTTCCTTACCTCTCCCACTTCTTGCGCTTGCTTGCCAATTAGCTTTTCAGCCTCTTGGTGCATCCGAACAATGTCTTCCAAACTTTTGTCCCTGTATTTATCAGGGAGTCCAGGCGCTGTTGGCGCAATGGTGTTAGATAGCTTGGATTCTTCAGCTTCTAACTCACTTTTCATCTCAGGTTCGTTATCAATCAACATATTTTCCCTTTTCCTGCCGTTTCGGTTGTAGGAGAATCAACTCGACATTTCTGTTTAAGAGTTGGCTTTGCGTTCAGATTTTAGCTTATCAAGGTGGCTTTTCTCGAACTTTCCATGCGCTGATGGAAAAGAACCAGACCATCCCTCTAACCTAAATGCTGGCGCACTAAGAATGCGATTGGCTGTTTCACCGCATTCACACCTAAAACTCTGAGCCTCATAAACACAGAGTCTTTCGGTTTTATGCCCGTTTGCACAGGCAAATTCAAACATTCTTTTCATTTAGTTCCTCGTATGCTCTCTCGCTGACCTGTCGCAAGGTTTTCAGCCAAGTAAGTATAGAAAGTTCACCTTTTTTGAATTGTAGGCTTTGTTCATCAGGAATCACAGATATATTATTCAAGGATGCAATCATGGAGTCAATATCCTCCACCAAGTCTTTCCATCCATCACTTCCCATCATTGAGAAGCGATCTTCATAATACTTCTGGAGTTCAGGAGTCAATTTTTGCTTCCTCTTGTGGAATTTGTGGCTCTGCCTGTCCTTTGATCTTCATAACCAAAGGATATGCCCCCGTCTTGGTGGGCAAATCCCCAAGCACTTGGAGAATGGCATTTACTTCTTCAACAGTCAAAGTGAGTTTCAGTTCCAAGGCACACCTACTGCGGTTACGGGGTTTTTCTTCAATTCAATCTGAGCCTCTAAAGAAGCCTCTACAGCCTCTTTATCCACACCATTGGCCCAAATCCAGCCTAAGACAGTTTCTTTGGTCAGAGAGGCGTAGGGAATGGTTGCAGTGCCATCACTCCATGAGCAAGTACTGTAAGCAGATGCAGAGTAATCTCCATCTGTTGCAGTGGCTTGCCAATGAGCGCAAAAAACAAACCCATTAGATACCTCATAGTTTGTTTCTGAAACTGTCCAGTTATACGAGATTGACATAATTTTCCTTTCTAAGACTCCAAGGCAATGCAGATTGGTGAACAACTACTGCATCTCTTGAGCTAACCATTGGCACATCATCAATTCTTGCTTGCTTTGATTGGTTATATTTTGCTGATGTAACCATTAAATTCCACGGCACATGAAGACCGCAAGCGTTTTTAGCCTTCAAAGGCACGATGTGGTCAACATGAACTTTTGTTTGAAATGTTGAAGCCATATTTTTAACAGAAGCATAAATTGCTCTTATTTGATTTTGAATAACAACATCATCACGATAAACATTTGCTTGGTTGATTCGTTTATGTCTTACGCCATTGTTTTTAGCATTTGACTTTTGTCTTGATTCAACAGAACAAAATGCACAAGACCTATTGCAAGCATATCTTTTTGTATTTTCACATCTATAGCAGGGTGTACCTAAATAATACATATCACCATTTTTCTTTGCTGCTTCTTGTGCAATTCGTTCTGGTGAATTATCTGGTCTTTTAACACCTTGTCTAGATGCATACATACAGCATCTAGGATTTTTACCTTGTAAATGAACAATAGGCGAAACACTGTAATCACCATGCTCAGGACAAGTAACAACAATACTTGACAGTTTGCCTTGATAGACAACCTTGTCATAGCTAAATCTATCCCCATGAACCTTAATGGCCTTGGCAATAAATTGTTCAGTTGTTAATTTTTTCACAATTTTTAATGAGCAACTGTTACAAAACCATCTGAGGTTTTTCGGTCAAGTTGGGAAATGTTCCAAACGATTGTTGACATGGTTTACTCCTAAAAAGATTAGATGCCAGCGGTTGCAAGGCGTTTACGAAGGGATTGGATTTCAGCCCACATTACAGGGATAAGGGCAGAGGCATCCATTTGTTGATACACGGGCTTACCATCAGCGTCCACAGCATCCTTAACGCCAGTATGAGCGTAGTTGGGTGTTTCGTGAGCAAGGAACATTGGACGCTCTTGTGTTGCATCTTTCATCTTGCCCATGTAAACAGGAACAGAGTCAATCAGTGCGCCGCTATCAATAATGGGGCCGCTAATGTCTTTTGCTCTGTAATCTGATGTTTGGTTGTACATAACCAAACCACCTGCTCGGTTGTATGTGATTGAGCCTCGTTGTGATGGCGATGCTTCAGTCCAAAAAATAGCAAAACCATTGTCACCTGTTGTTGCAGAATTCCAGCACCCAATTAATTCACTTCCACTAGAAGAATTTTTAAGTACAGCGCCTCTTTGAGAGCCAGAACTTATTGAAAGTCTTTCACCACCAACAACACCACTCGTATCCCCCACCAGCAAGTTACCGCTGGAGTCGAGGCGCATACGCTCTGTTAATGCTCCCGTAGTAACGGTTCTGGTACTAAATGCCATGTAAGCGCCGTCAGCAGTAGTAGCACCAGCAAATGCGCCGCTAATACGAGCAAGACCATTGTTGCTTGATGTACCTGTAAACACCATTGCGGAGCCGACATCAGCACCAACTGCTTGTGAATTGTTTAGCCACTCAACTTCTTGTATTCCTGCGCCAGATGTAGAAGCGTGTAACTTCACAGAAGGATTGCTTAACCCAATACCCACATTGATTGTGCTTGCGGTGTATAGGCTTGTGCTGGTTAGGCGCAGTGCTTCTGTGCCGTTTTGATACCAAGCATGATAACCAGACGCTCCACCAAGATACAAATAAGCGTTTTGTGAATTTGTGTTGTCGTAAAGTAAAAAATTGGTTGTGGCAGATTGCCCACCCGCCAAAATAGAAAAATCACCCGGAAAACCTCCTGTGCGAATTAATCTTAATACCCCATTTGCACCAGAACCACCATTAATTGTTACCAATCCCGTCCCATCGTAAGTCAGCGCACTACCCGTAGTCAGCACATTTGAGCCATTGAGATAGGCCACACCATTGATTGTGCCGCTAGTCAGAATAGGATTCTGTGCAAGAGTTGCAACTTGACCAGTGCTAATGCTTACTGCCTGAGTGGTTCCATTGGTCTGAATAGCCAATGCCCCTGCACTTGCCACTGCACCAGAATTGAGGGAGACTTGTGTTGCCATGATTTACTTTCCTTTAAGGTGTTCCATTTGCAACTATGTTAGTTACAGATGTAATGACTCCAGTTGAAGACATTGATGCAATAGTCGTTGCCCCATACTTGAACAACAACTTTCCACCACTTTCTTCAATCGTGAAGTTTGTAGTCAAGAGTTTAGGGGTAGATGCCGCAGTTCCAGTGGTATTCTGGTTGAATGTGGGAAATGAGGTCAAAGATGCCGCTGATCCATTAGGAGCCAACACATCAGTACCAATCACCAAGCCAAGGTTAGTTCTTGCCCCAGAGGTAGTGGTTGCACCTGTACCACCATTCAAAACCGCAACAGTTCCCGTCACATTAGATGCTGTGCCAGTGGTGTTCTGATTAAAAGTCGGGAAAGAGGTCAGGTTTGCAGCCGAGCCACTTGGAGACAGAACATCTGTTCCTATAACCAACCCTAGATTAGTTCTGGCATCACCAGCAGTAGATGCACCCGTACCACCATCAGCAACTGCTAAATCTGTGATACCTGTGATTGAGCCACCAGTGATAGTGACATTGCTTGCCGCTTGGGTAGCAATTGTTCCCAAACCACCAACATCAGCAGTGGTCAGAGTAATAGCACCAGTACGCCCTGCAACTGAAGTTACAAGGTCAGTGTTATCAACTTTCTCCCAAGCAGTACCATTAAAGATGGCCCAATCACCTTGAGTCCAAGTTGTAATGCCATTGAGATTGGTTGTTCCTGTAGTAGAAACAACATAGTAGTCTCCCTTTGTGCCAACACTAGAGACAAGGGTAGGTGTATTAGTTGATGCGTTCCAAGTGCCTTCATAGTTCACAAATCCAGCCATAGCTGTAATTTGAGACTGAAGACTTGTCAGAGTATCAAGTACAGACTGAGAAGTACCGCCACCATTGGTAATAACTTTGATGCGTTCAGCAACATCAAAAGGAACAACCTCACCAGCATTAATTTCACGACCATCATCAAGAGTGATAATGAGGCTGCCATCAAAATCAATACGAGCAGCGGCAACACCAGTGCCGTTAGAACCATCAACTCCATCACGCCCAGGAACACCATCTCGTCCTGCTGGCCCCGTTGCTCCTGCTGGCCCTTGCTTGCCATCTCGTCCATCTTTGCCATCTTTGCCATCCTGTCCATCTTGCACAGAGGCAACTTTGCTCTGAATCTCGCCATTCAACTGAGCAAACTTTTGCTCCATGTCTGACTTGATCTTCTTCAAGCCTTGGATAACAAGTTCAGCACCCTTGCCAATAGACTCGCTCTTGGCCTTGGCAATCTTCTCAGCGGCAGACTGTTGCAAAGCAGTAATGATCTCCATCTGCTGTTCAGCAGATATTCCATCAATTCCTA